CTTGCGACGAACACATACACTACCACTCCGAATCAGATTTGAAATCTTGGAGGGAAAATCGGCTGGGGCCCTATTATGTGATGAAGGGTGTGGGGCAAAATGCAACCACCGCCCAGAGCGCCCAAGTCACGCATCTGATGGCGAGGTGGATGAAACGCCCTATGGAGCCGCCGCTGAGAATCGACCGGTGAGGAGACCCGTCCGAGACATGAATAACTTTGTACCCCATTTTGGGAGGATTGTCTTGGCCGGAGAACCAGAAGCCAAAAGAGAACCTGCGGCCGCGCCTGGGGGGGCGGAAGAGAAACAGGGCGCGGTGGACATGAAACAGGAGGCGGCCTTGCAAGATGCCAAGTGCAAGCCCGTCCCCCCGATGCCCACCTTTCCGGTGAATGAAGATGGGAAGATGGAGGTTGACGTCGAGTACGTTGCCACAGCGGCCGATATTCCCGGATGGCCTGTTGAGGACGGCGTTCCGGTCCCACAAGAAGAGTTAGAGCACCGATTGCTCATCAATCGGGCCAGAGAAAAAGAGCGGCTCATAGAAGAAGCACGGGCCAAGCATTGGGAGAGTGGGCAGCCGGCTGACACCTTCGATGAGGATGATGTCGTATTGCCTGAGTATCCAATCCCGATCTCCGACGTCTATGCGGCAGGGCATTTTTCGGTACCAGCGCAAATGACGATACCGCTTTCTTGGCTGAGGTTTGCCATTGTCACCAAGGCTTTCCCCTACCTGTTTCTGTTTTTTACGTTTGACCTCATCTTTTATACGCAGTTCTGCGTCTGCATGACTTGGGCATTCCAAGCTGCGGTGGTGCCCGCACTCGAGTGGATGGGTGCTTTCATCTTCGCCGGCTTCATGTCGTTGGAGAACTTGGTGGTTGGTGCCGTTGTGGCGCCCGCCAGTGTCCTATTGTACTATTTGTGGTTCGAAACAACGTGCCGGCTGGAAGTCCGACTCCAGCCATGCGATCTTGAGCGCCCATTTGATGAGCGATATGACACGAGCTTCCAGGATGACAAGCGTCCGATCGAGTCGTCACACGGCCCTCGGCGATATGACATGGAAATAGGGTGGATGCTCCGAACTGAAACCTACCGTCTTGAGTGGCACAGGCTCGGGCTGGTGATACATGTGGGAACGTACGAGTTAGAGCCATTACTGGTCAGCTGCGCCGCTATTAACCACTTCGGGGCGTCAATTACTAGCCTTAAAACAAAGGCCGAGGTCAGCAAGAGTGTGCGGAG